TGACGCTGCGCGCTGCGATCGACTGCATCGTGGTCATGTCAACCTGCCCTCAAGATATGATCCCGATCAACGGGGCTGACTGCAAACCAACCGAGGTTCATTACCGACTGCTCGACTGACGGGACCGCAAATCATGCAGTCTTGCGACTAATCCGGTAAACTCTGCCCCTGCCGTCTTCCTTCGCCGAGATCACGGTCAGCCCCAGCCTCTTACCTAAGGCCCCCGACATCGCGCCCCTCGCGCTGTGTGCCTGCCAGCCGGTTGCAGCGATGATCGCCTCCATCGTGGTCCCGTCGTGCGACTGAAGCATCTCGATCAGCATGGCCTGCTTCGTCCCAGCGCGCTGGGTCGTTTGCTTCGCTTCCGGTAGCACCGAAGCTTGTTTCAGGATAGCCATCACGGTTGTGACCACCACCGGCTTAACCCCGATGGCCAGCAGACCCGCATCCGTCACCACCAGCGTGGTGCCGTGGCCATCGCCGGTCTCGCGCCAAAGCAGTTCACACTGGCGCAAGTTGGCGTCGACCTCTTGCAGCCAACCATGTGCAATCATCTTGGTGACAGCCATCTTCGCCGCCGCACCATGCAGCCCTTTGGGCAGCGGCAGAGCGATGTTGTCGGGGCGCTGGGCCCCGGCGTTGAGGATAATAGTTTGGGTGTCGGTGAGTTTTGTCATGGCGCGGTCCTGTTTGATCTGGTGGCGTTGGGTGGGATTAAACGGCATGTTCGCCCTCCTTGAAGGCGCTGTCGGTAATCCGGCGCAGCAGGCTGGCGTAGTGATTTAGGGTCCCGACATCGCCCCAGTTGATCTCGTCGGGATGGGTGTTGAAATGGTCGTCGCTCAGGGCCTGCAGTCGTTCCAGCATTGCGTCGATCTGGACCTTGGTTGTCATGAAAGCGTCTAGGGCTTTGGAATTGTCGGTGGCGCGGCGGGTGCTCATGGTTGGCCTCCCTCAGATCAGCTGCAAGCTGGCCAGCACTGTGCTGGCAGCTGCAAGCTGGGTGGTCGGCAGCTCAATCTTGAGGTGCGAAATCACGTCGGAGACTTCCGCCGCGATTCCCTCTTCGCGCAGCGCGGCTTCAATGGCCTCGGCCACAGCGTTTGGGCGCGAGTGGTCGAACTGGTCGGGCAGCGTTGCGTAGTCGATGCGGATGGTGGTGGTGGCGGTCATGATCTTATCCTTCAGGATTGGGTTGGGGTGTGGCGGCGGGGCACGATGCACCCGCTTCTTGACACCATGAATCGCTCTATCGCGGAGTGTAATCAACTCAAATAATTCACGTTTCCTGTTTATATACAATATGTTGAGGATCATCACAGCGCCATGGAAGGTATGTCTGAACGCGCCTATGCCGACCATTCCAGGCTCTCACGCGGGGCCGTGCAAAAAGCACGTAAAACCGGGAGACTGGTTCTGTTTGCAGACGGCTCGATCAATGCAACCGCTTCAAATGCGCGGCGCGGGGCCATGACCGATCCCGACCAACAGATGCGCGCACGGGGTCGAATTGGTGGAAGCAACGCAGATACCGGCAGCATCTCCGGCCCGGGCGACAGCACGTCCTATCTAAAAGCGCGCACGGCCCTGACGGTCTACCAAGCGCAGGAACGCCAGCTGTCACTCCAAAAGAAAAAGGGGACGCTGGTCGACCGCGCCCGGGCAGAGGCGCTGGTGTTTCGCCTGGCCAGGCAAGAGCGGGATGTCTGGGTCACCTGGCCCACCCGCGTAGCAGCCCTGATGGCTGCGCAATTGTCCGCAGAGATGGAGAAGGCATCGGGAGCACCCGTGACGATCGAAACTGCGATCCTGCAAAGGGTGCTGGAAACCCATGTCCGAGAGCAGCTCAACGCCCTCGCAGACCTCAGGGTCTCGCTTGCATGAGGGCGATCATGATCACAGCCTGAACGACGGCGACCTAACCGAGGGGCTCGACCTTGGCTTTGACGGCGCTGAGGACATGCTACGCCTCTGGCGGCGCGGGATCCGGCCCGATCCGGATCTGACAGTCTCGGAATGGGCAGATGCGCATCGCAAGCTGTCGTCACGGGCCAGTGCGGAACCCGGGCAATATCGCACGGCGCGCACGCCCTATCTGCGCGAGATCATGGACGCGCTGTCGCCGTGCCACCCGGCGCAGCGGATCACCTTCATGAAAGCCGCACAGGTCGGCGCCACCGAGGCAGGCAACAACTGGATCGGCTTTGTCATTCACCACGCGCCGGGGCCGATGCTGGCGGTGCTGCCGACCCTGGAGATGGCAAAACGCACATCGCGTGGACGGATTGATCCGCTCATTGAGGACAGCCCGGCGCTGCGGGAGAAGGTGAGCCCAGCCCGCTCACGGGACGCAGGCAATTCGATGCTGTCCAAGGAATTCCCAGGTGGCATCTTGGTGCTGACCGGGGCGAACTCCGCGACTGGCCTGCGCTCGATGCCCGCGCGTTATGTGTTTCTGGACGAGGTTGACGCCTATCCAGCCTCCGCTGACGAAGAAGGCGATCCGGTCACGCTGGCAGAGGCCCGCACGACGACCTTTGCGCATCGCCGCAAGGTGTTCATGGTCTCGACCCCGACCATTCGGGGCCTTAGCCGGATCGAGCGGGAGTTCGAGGCCAGTGATCAGCGGCGTTATTTTGTGCCCTGCCCGCATTGCGACCATCGGCAATGGCTGCAGTTCGAGCGGCTGCGCTGGGACAAGGGGCAGCCGGAAACGGCCATGTATCATTGCGCAGGCTGCGAGAAGCCTATCGCAGAGCATCATAAGACCTCGATGCTGGCCAAGGGTGAATGGCGTGCAACGGCGGTTTCCGCCAACCCGAACGCGATCGGCTTTCACCTCTCAGCGCTTTATTCGCCGATTGGCTGGAAAAGCTGGGAACAGATCGCCCGTGACTGGCTGGCAGCCCAAGGCTCGGACGAAATGCTGCGCGCGGCGCGCAACACGCTGCTGGGCGAAACGTGGGTCGAGAGTGGCGATGCGCCGGAATGGCAGCGCCTCGCGGATCGCCGTGAGACGTTTGTGGCCCAGATCCCTGCACGCGGGCTGTTCCTGACAGCAGGGGCTGACGTGCAGAAAGACCGCATCGAAGTCGATGTCTGGGCGTGGGGTCGGGGCCTCGAAAGCTGGCTTGTCGATCACATCGTGATCCCGGGCGGGCCGGATGATCCGGCCTGCTGGAACCAGCTGACGGCCCTTCTTGGCCAGACATGGGTTCATGAACACGGCGCGGTCATGCCCCTAGCAAAGTTAGCCATCGACACAGGGTATGAGACGGCTGCCGTCTACGCATGGGCTCGCATCCAAGGCATCGCACAGGTGGCCCCCGTCAAAGGCTTGGAGGGATTCAACCGAACCACGCCGGTCTCTGGGCCAACCTTTGTTGATGCGACCGTGAACGGACGAAAGCTCAAACGTGGTGCGCGGCTTTGGACAGTGGCCACGGCGACCTTCAAGGCGGAGACCTATCGCTATCTGCGGCTGGAACGGCCGAGCGATGTAGACCGTGCCAGTGGCGTGTCAAATCCAGCGGGCACGATCCACCTGCCAGACTGGGCTGACAGCGAATGGCTAAAGCAGCTGGTGGCCGAGCAGCTCGTCACAATCCGTAACAAGCGGGGCTACGCGCGCCAGGAATGGCAAAAGATGCGCGAGCGCAATGAGGCGCTCGATACCCGCGTCTATGCCCGCGCCGCCGCCTGGATCCTCGGTGCTGACCGCTTCGATGAACGGATGTGGCGGCAGCTCGAAAAACAAGCCGGGGTGGAGACGATCACGGCTGCTGCCAAAGCCGACACTGACAGACCGTCCGAGCCTCAAGCCGGAAGGATTGCCGCCCCGCGCAAGCGCGGTTGGCGGGTAAGCACGCCCAAATACATGGAATAGCGAGTACTCAATGACCCTCGATGATCTCAAATCCCGCCACAGCGCGTTGCTGGCGGCGCGCTACAGCGGCACGCGCTCCGTAAGCTATGATGGCAAAACCCTGACCTATGGCACCGATGCTGAATTGGCGGCTGCTGTCTTTGATATCGAACGGCGCATTGCAAAGGCCGAGCGCGGCGCTGGGCGGATCTCTCACCCTCATGCCGTGAAGGACCTGTGATGAACTGGCGGCAGCGCCTCGGGGCCTTTGTCGGTGGTTTTGATGCTGGCCAGCATCATCGCCGTCTGCGCGGGTTCCAGGCGACGCGCGCGCATGTGAATGCGCTGATTGCGGCGTCAGGACCCGATATCACGGCACGCGCCCGCTGGTTGGTGCGCAACAATGGCTATGCGGCCAATGCCGTTGAAAGCTGGGCTGCAAATACCGTGGGCGACGGGATCAAACCAATCTCGCAAATTGCAGACGCGGCGCACAAGGAAGAGCTGCAACGCCTTTGGCTGGCCTGGACGGATGAGGCTGACAGTGAAGGTCTGACAGATTTCTACGGGCTGCAGCGGCGCGCGGCACGTGAGGTGTTTCTGGCCGGTGAGGTTTTCTTTCGGATCCGCCCAAGACGTGCAGGTGACGGATTGTCAGTTCCCTTGCAGCTGCAGATGTTGCCCGCCGAGATGTTGCCGCTGCATCAGACGGGGGTGGCTGGCAATGGTAATGCTATCCGTCAGGGGATCGAGTTCGACCGGGTTGGACGCCGTGTGGCGTACCACTTCCTCCGGCGGCACCCCGGCGACAGCACCGATCCAGGGCTGGCGGGCGAAATGGTCCGCGTGCCCGCCTCAGAGGTGATCCATGTGATCGACCCCGTTGAAGCGGGTCAACTGCGCGGGGTCTCAAAGCTGGCACCGGCCATCGTGAAGTTGTTTCTGCTAGATCAATACGACGATGCCGAGCTCGACCGCAAAAAAGTGGCGGCGATGTATGCGATGTTTGTGACCTCTCCCGCTCCGGAAAACCCACTGTTGCCGTCAGAGGATGACGACACGCTGGGCGGGTTTGAGATCAGCCCCGGCCAAATCGTGCGTCTAGATCCGGGCGAGGACGTGACCGTGGGCCAGCCTGCGGATTCAGGGGCGACTTACGAGCCGTTCCAATACCGCACGCTGCTGCAGGTCGCCTCGGCGCTGGGCATTCCTTATCCTTATCTGACCAATGACATGGTGAAGGGTAACTTTTCGAACTCACGCCTTGCACTTATCGAATTTCGGCGCCGCGTCTCAGCCTGGCAGCACTCGGTCATGGTCTACCAGCTCTGCCGTCCCGTCTATGCGCGCTGGATGGATGCCGCCGTAATGTCCGGCGCACTGGACCTTCCCGGCTATGAGGCCGACCGGGCACGCCTGCTGGCGGCCAACTGGCTCCCCACCAAATGGGATTGGGTCGACCCCCTGAAGGATGCCAATGCCGAAATCGCCCAGATCGAGGCGGGTCTCAAATCACGCACCCAAGCCATTGCCGAGCGTGGCTATGACGCGGAACAAGTCGACCGCGAAATCGCGGCTGAGCGCGCACGCGAGCGATTACTCGGCCTCGACTTCCGCCGCCCCGGCTCGCCCGCACAAGGCGTGCAGGCTTTAACAGACCCGGCACAGGACGGGGACCAAGACGACGATAAAGACCCAGCAGATGAAACCGATGACGCGGAAGATCCTTCGCGCAACCCTGAGGACCAGACCTGATGTTCCACGCCCGCATTGCTGCGCGCGCCTTCAACACGCCGCTGCTGGTTGAGCCCTCCAAAGCCATGGCGTTTCTGTCCGGCCTTGGGCCGCGCATCCTTGGACGCCAAGTCGAGACGCTGGATCAAGGCCTCGCGTTGGAAAGCGCCCCCATGCCAACAGCCCGCGCCAGCATTTTGGCTGGTGGGCTTGCCGAGGGCTTTGGCCAGCATAGTGAGGGCCTCTATCCAGTTATTGATGGTATAGCCGTGATCGAGATCTCCGGCGTGCTGATCCACCGCGGGGGCTGGATCGGACAGTCCTCGGGCCAGACCAGCTATGAGGGGATCGCAGCTCAGATTGACGCGGCAGCAAGCGACTCGTCCGTGCGCGGCCTCGCATTGGAAATTGACAGTTTTGGCGGCGAAGTTGCGGGGGTTTTTGACCTTGCAGATCGCATTCGTGCGGTTCGCGCCAGCAAACCCGTCTGGGCTTTTGTGGCCGAACACGCGTTCTCGGCCGGGTACGCGCTGGCGAGCCAGGCCAATCGTATCTTGCTGCCGCGCACCGGAGCCGTCGGCAGCATCGGTGTTGTCGTCATGCATGCTGATCTCAGCGGTCAACTTGATCAAGCCGGGGTGCGCGTCACGCTGGTCCATGCAGGATCACACAAGATCGATGCCAATCCCTACGCGCCTTTGCCCGCTGATATCCAGAGCGACATCCAGCGCGAAATCGAAGTGTTGCGGTTCCTCTTTGCAGAAACGGTGGCCGCAGGACGGGGCGTGCGACTTAACCATGAGGCTGCACTGGCCACTGAGGCTGCCAGTTTTCGCGGCGCTGAAGCCGTCGCCGCAGGCCTCGCCGATGAGGTTACCGATTTGCAGCGCGGCTTTGCCACCTTTCGACAAAGCTTGTCCCCCATCCGCGCACCCCTCCCATCCCGCGTGGCCACCACGGCCCAAACCCAATCCAGAAAGGATCCTCTCATGAGCAACGACACCTTGCCACAGACCGAACCAGCCCCTGTTGACCCTCAAGACAACCAAACACAGAGTGACCTCGCCCAAAATAATAGCACAGACCCAGACGTGCCGCCTGCTGCTGCTGCAACTGCACTGGCACCTGGACCTTCAAAAGCTGACCCCGTCTCAGCCCTCCAGACATCCATGCGCGCGGAACTTTCCGCACAGCTTCGCCTTGAAGCGGCAGAGATCACCGAGATCGCAGCACAAGCGGGACGCCTCGGCATTGCCATCGACGCGGCAAAAGCCCTGAGGGAGGGCACCACGCCCGCGGCGCTGCGCCGATCGGTGTTAGAGCACGCCGCAGCCGCAGCCGATGCGCGCGATGTGGTGGCAACAGCCCCCCCTCCGGCGGCGTCTGCAAACAGCGAAAGCCCCATTGTTGCGGCGGCTAAACGCGCCGCGGCTTCTGGCGCGAAGCACTGAGCGGCTCCACGGCCGCAATACTCCCACGCCATCTTAAGGCCCAGTCGTGCCTCTCCAGCGGCTGATAGCTTTTTCCTCCACCTTCAGAAGGATCCTCGACATGACCGTTTTGACCCAACCGCCCAGCCTTGGCGATATCCTCAAATTTGAGCTGAACCCAAACTATACCCGAGAAACCGTCACCCTGCTGGCTGGGACCGCCTATCCCGTGGGTGCTGTGCTGGGCCGCATCACCGCCAGCGGCAAATACAAACTGGCGACCTCGGGCGGCACGGATGGCGCGCAAACAGCAGCTGCCATGCTGCTCTACCCGGTCGATGCGTCTGGCGCTGATAACACCGGTCTTGTCATCATACGCGGCCCCGCCATCGTTTCCAAAGCCGCCCTCGTTTTTGACGCCACCGTGGATGATGCCGCCAAAACCACAACCAAACACGGCCAGCTCGCAGCGCTGGGCATCATTCCGCGCGATACCGCCTGATTAGCGGTGCATGACGCACGCCGTGCACAGACACCTTAACGTCGATAACCGCCACACCACCTCCTCGCCCTCATTCCCCCGGAGTTTCCCATGACTATCACCCGTAACCCGTTTGACACGGGCGGCTATTCGCTCGCCGAGATGACGCAGGCGATCAATATCCTGCCCAACCTCTATACCCGCTTGGGCCAGATCGGCCTCTTTCGCTTTGAAGGCGTCACACAGCGCTCAATTGTCATCGAGCAGCGCGAGGGTGTGTTGAGCCTCCTGCCGTCCGTCCCGCTGGGCGCACCTGCCACGGTTGGGACCCGCGAGGCGCGCTCAATGCGCTCCTTTGCCTTGCCCTGGATCCCGCATGACGATGTCATCCTGCCCGCAGATATCCAGGGCATGCCTGCCTTGGGCCTCTCTAACGCCGCTGATCCG